TCAAATACCGGCTTCCACGAAGTCGGCCATCATCTCCAGCAGCACCGACCGCGCCGTAGGCGTCAACTCCAGGTCGCTGCCTTCTTTCCTAACCGGCATGTACCCACGGGCTGGAATATTAACCTTCTGGCCGCGCCCGGCCTTGCCGCCGAGCTGCTGGATGGCCGCGTAGGGCTTCGAGACGGACAAACCGGCCCGGTTGGCATCGTGGAAGGGCTGGACGCTCGGGGCCAGGCCGCCCGGAGAGCGTTGCAGCTTCTTGCCAGGCCAGTGGCCAGCCTTCTCGCGTTGCCTGATGGTCGAGAGTGCCAGCGGCTTCCACTTGTCGCCGCCCACCTCGCCCTCGCGCTCGAATGCTTCCTCGGTCAATGACAGAACTTCAGCCGCGATGCCAGCCATCAGCGGCTCGGGATTCTGGAGGCGTGCCCTGATTTCTGCCAGTTTGGCACTTGCCTGGTCGTTGATCTCGACGTTCATGTCGGTCATGGCTGACCTCCGTGGTAGTCGGCGGCCGGGTTGTAGTCCCAGCCCGCGTCGGGCTGGAACGGCCTCTCCATGCCCGGCAGCGTCAGGCGCTTGACCTTGATCGTGGAGCCGTCGCGCTGCGGCACGTCCACCTCCTGGATGTGACCTTCGGCGGACTCGACCTCGTAGCCGTTGCGCCGGACGGCTGAGGCGGTCAATGGCTGCGCGCGGCACCGGCACTTCCAGCCGTTCGGCGGATAGGCGACCGACCAGCCTGCATCATCGTGGCGGAACACTCGCCCGTGCATAGCGCGGTGGCTGGGCCGTGTGCGGTTGTCCAGCACGGCCACGTAGCGCCAAAAGGGATGCGTGGCCGTGGCCGCCTTCATGCCGCGCCAGCGCCCGGCCTGGAAGGCGGTCTGCATGTTCTGCTCGTAGATCAGCTTCAGGCGGCGCGGACTGCCCAGCTCCACCGGGCGGCTGGTTCCAGGGTACACGGTGATCTCGCCGGTCTCGTAGTCGATCTCCTTGCCCCACCAGCCCTTGGCCTGCAGGGTCGGCGTGAGTTTGTCGATGAACTGCTGGTAGCTCTCGCCCTTGCTCATGGACTCCACCAGCGCAGAGCGGATGTCCTCCAGCACGTCATAGCCCGCCGAGCGCGCCACGGTGAAGGCGCGCCGGTGCGCTGTCTGCCAGAGGTCGCGCCAGGACTCGCTGACCTGCAAGCCCTTGGAGCGCAAGAACTCGACCGCCTGCTCGGGCGGCATGTTGAAGGCGGCCAGGAGGGTGGACTTGTCGATGGTCATTCAGTCAGCTCCTGCCGCACAGCATCCGCGCCGAACAGTTCGGACACGAACAGGGCGCGGGCGATGGCTTCGACCAGCAGCGCATCATCGGTCAACGGGTTTTCGCTGGCCAGCAGCGCCAGTGCTTCCTCCGGGTTGGCGGCACTGCCCAAGGCGTCCAGCGCAGGCTTCAGCCAAGCCACCGCCTGCGGTTGCAGCACGGTGGACAGCTCCTCCAGCGCGCCGTCGAGCACGGCCTGGTCGGCGAAGGTGGTACCAGCCGCCGCTTCCTCGCGCAGCGCGGTCAGCAGCGCGGCCTTGGCGTCAGCCTTTTTAGTCTTGGGGGCGGCCGGTTCCTCCTCGGCCGGAGCGGCGGCGCGGGTGGCCAGGATGGCTTCCTGCTCCGAGGTCGGCTGGGGAATACGCAGCCGCTCGTGCGCCCATTGCGTCGGGATTTGCATACCGATGGCCACCAGCTTCGGCAGCGCGTCGGCGTAGACCTTGATGTCCTCGCCTTCGGTCGTGTCGAACACCAGGCGCGGGCAGCGCCGGAAGTCGGCCCAGCCCTTGTTGATGGCCAGAAGCGGGTAGATCAGATCGCGGGTAAGCGTGCCCGCGAGCTGCTTGCAGTCGCTATCGCGGATATCCAGGCGCACTTCGTTGTGGATTTCGGCCACGCCGGAGCCGAGGCCGGTGGCTTCGGTGGTGCTGGTCAGCGTGCTGCCCAAGATGGCCTTCGATTGCGTCTGCTCGCACCACTTAATCATCACCTCGAACGGCTTTTCCGAACCTTTCGCGGCCTCCTCGAACTCGATGGCCATTGCCGAGGGGATGACACCTGCCGCGTTGTGGCCAATGCCCGCGACAGCGCGCCAGAGCGTTGCCTTTTCCTCGGGGCTGGCGTTGCTCGGATACTTTCCGATGCGCAGCGGCAGGCCGTAAATGTCGAGGAACTCGGCCAGGTCGCCAACCGAGAAGTGCTTGAACAAGTAGGGCCAAACCAGCACGCGGCCCAGGCCGGAGCGCACGGTGTAGCCGGACATGGCCTTGTGGACGTGCATCATCCATCCGAACGGGCGCAGTGCTGCGCCGTCCAGAGAGCTGTCGCGCAGGCGCAGCTCGGTGCGAGTGTCGCGGTCGAAGCGGAACCACGTCTGCGGGCGGTGGTTGAATCGCACCACCGTCCAGTCGCCACCAACCCTGTCCCAGTCGTACTCGATAGGCGCAAAACCGTGCCCGATGGCGTCCAGCGCATCGAACATGAGGTCTTCCAGGTCGGTCATGTCTAGCAGCAGCTCCTTGGCGTAGGCGCTGGCTTCTTCCTCCTCCTTGCTCGGGTTGCGTGGCGGCACGATGTCCCAGGGCAGCTTGATGACGGCGCGCTTGCGCTTGGACAGCTCCGAGAAAACGTGGCCGTCGCGTTCCTCCATGTCACGGAAAAGCTCATGCTGGGCGATCAGGTCGCCGTTTTCCGCGCGCTCCAGGATGGAGTTCAGGCGTGCGGGCGTCAGGCCGCGCGAGGGATGTTGCGCGACCTCCCGGTGCAGGTTGATTAGTTGCGAGGTCTGCGCCTCATCCAGCGACGCCATGTTGATGGGGTTGCCGTATTGGTCGAGAAGTTTTGCCATTCAGTGCTCCTACCAGCCAGCCATGCGGCCGCCGTATTCAAGATCGGTGTCGGTGTCCATCTCATCGACCTGCGCATCGCGCCGTGGCACTTCCATGTACTCGGCCAGCCATTCATTCACCGGGTTGAGCGCGGCGAAATTCATCAGCGCGCCCGCCACCGCGCCGTCGCCGTGGCGCACCAGGTCGGCGTCCTTCAGGTCTTTGCGCTCCAGCTTGGGCACCATCGGGATACCGTCGATGAACTCGACGGCGCGGTGGTCATCCTCCAGCGATGCGTCGCGCGGCATGGCGATGAAGCCGTCCTCGAACAGCGAGATGTACTTGCCCATCCATTCGCCGTACCAGGCGCGAGAGAGCGTGACTTCGTGGACAGGGCCGCCGATGTAGTTGCCCGTTTTCTCGTCGAACACCGCGCGTCCGAACTTGTCGCCGGTGTATTCCATGAGCGTTTGACCAGGCCCGGTCGCATCGCCAGCGAAAGTCCACCGCTTCAGCTCGCCCAGCAGCGCCCAGAGAATCTGCTCCTGCTGGCGAGTCGGGGCATTGGCCAGTTCGAGGATGAAGGGCACGTCGCGGCGAAGGTCGGCCGTGATGCGGGCGGGCTTGATGACAGAGAAGTGGCGGTGGCGCGCGAAGTCCATGCCAATTGCCCAACGCCCGGTAAAGCCGCGCTGCGCTTCGTTGAGGACGGGCATGAGCGTGGTGGCAATCCACGACGCGCACCAGATTTCGCGCTCTTTTTCCGAACGCTTCGGGAAGTCGTCGCTGAAAGCGATACGGAGCACGGGGCGCACTTCCGGCATCGCCCGCTCAATCCAGACCGATGGAATTGCCGAGCCATCGCCGTCGCGTGGAATCACGTCGAGTTCCTCGCGCATGGCTGCTTTTCGCGGGCCGTAGGCGGCCCGGATGGCGGTGTACCACTCCCGCTTGCCTTCTTCGGTCGCTGGGATGCCTTTCATGGCGCAAACGCGCTCATAGAGGCCATTCGCCACGGCGTCATCGAACGTGATGCGGATGCACCTGGCACGTTTCCCATAGCGCCCGGCACGGACATCATTCACCAACTGGTGGAAGGCATTTTTCTTGCCGCGATGCGATGACCAGACGCGAATGCGGCCACCCCAAATGAGCAGGGCCGTCGCTGATTCGAGCACCTTGGAAACGTCCTTGTGCAAGGCTGCTTCGTCAAGGTCAACCAGCCCTTGCAGGCCGTGGATGTTTTCCGGCCGAGAAGAAAGTGCAGTGACACGGAACCCGCTGGCGAAGCGGACGCGGAACGCCTGAATCTCGCGGCTGGTGCCATCGGCCCGCTGGTCAAGGAAGATGTGCTGCTCAATGCGCGTTGCCTGGCTGCGCGCCACGATCTGCGAGAACTTGCCGACATAGCCGATGTATTCCAGACCCTTTTCACGCGTGTCGGCCATGTACCACACGTTGCTGCCGCCCGCTTCCTTGGCGGTAGCGGCGGTGATCGTGTCGGTCAGTGCTTGCGCGAACGTGATACCCGTGCGGCGGCCTTTCTCGCACACCGAGATGTCCAAGTCCTGCTGCATCTGAATCCAGTCCGACTGGTGCTTCATCAGCACGCCTTCGGCAAATGGGTCGAAGTCAGGAGGTATTTGGCGGACGTTCTCCGGCAGCTCGTCCCACTCGACGATGCGCTCGGTATCGGGGAGAGAGGCAGGAATACCCATCACATGCCCATCAGGACTTGTTCGCGCCAGAAGCGGGCTTCGTCGGCATTGAGGCCGCGCGCCTGGGCGGCGGTGTCAACGCGCGCGGCAGCTTCTTCCAGCGCCTGCTTGCGGGCCTCGGCCTGCCAGCGTTTCTGCGCGACCGAAGCCTTGCCCAACTCGGCCACGGCGCGGGCCAGCTTCGGCAGATCGACAGCGTCGGGGTCTACCTCCATCTCCATCAGGATGGAGAACATTTTTTCTTGCGTGAGCCGCACCAGGGCGTCATTGACAGCGCCATCGTCATCGGGAGCGGCCTGTACCACGGCGCGTGCCTGTTCAGTGACCACGCGCAGGGTTTTCAGGCGCTCCTCGAAAGCCTGGCCGTAGCGGTGCAAGCCGGACTTGCCAATCTCGAAGCCGCGCTTGGCCAGCTCGGCGGACAGTAGCTCGTACTGGCTGAAGTTGTTCTCCACCAGCGCTTGGTCGAGCCAGGCTTTAACGTGCGCGGGAAGCGCCTCCACCTTGGAACGTCGAGGCATGGCGGCTCACCAGTATTTGGCCGGGCGCGCGATGCCCGGCTCACATGCGACCGCGTACTCGACCACGTCGATGCCATAGCGGTCGAGCTTGCAGAACCACTGCGGCTGCGAGTCGCGGCCAGTGATCGTGATGAGTTCGCGCGCGGCCAGGTAGTCGAGGTTGCGGCGCAGCTCCAGTGTGGTCAGGTCGGGCAGCATCGGCGTGATCGCCGACAGCACCACTTGTTCGCTGGTACCCACCGGCTGTGCGGAGTTCAGTGCCAACAAGATGAGCCAGCGCAGGTTTTCGCGCCGGGCTTTTTCCAGGTCAGGGGTCATACAGACTTCTCCATCAGACGTTCAATTCGTGCTCCTATGGCATCCAGCTTTGCGTTGAGCACGGTCTCGAAGCGGATGGCATCCTCACGTCGCTGGTACTCCAGCGGCAGCTTGGTCAGGGTTTCGTTGAGCTGGTTTTCCAGCTTGCTCACGCGGTCGTTTTGCTGGTCGATGCGGGCGTCGAGCTGCCGCAGCAGAATCTTCCCGAACGAAGCCAGGGTGCCGATGAAGCCCAGCAGCAGACCGACCAGGTGCCAAAAATCAACTTGAATGGTCATTGCGCTTGCTCCTGCTGGTTGACCCACGATTGCAGCGCCTTCAACTGTTCGGCGACTTCGTGATAGGTGGCGTAGTTTTCGACGACGGTGGCGGCAGCGGTTTCAACGCTGGCGGCGGGCGCATCAGCAACTCCGGCGGGGTCGGGAAGTTCGCCTTGGGCGGCGGCATCGTGGAGCACGCGGAAACCGCCAGGCAGATCGCAAGTAACAGCAGACGAAACATAGACGGGAACCTCCTTGATGATTTCCTTGCCGCGCTCCTTTACCACCTGGACGCGGTCAACGTATTGCGTCACCACCTTGGTCGTGACCTCGGCCTGGGTGGTAGCGGTTTGCGCGGCGGTCAGCTTTGCCGCAGCACGTTCGGCATCCCATGCGGCATTGACGGTGGATTCGCCGTAGTGGCAACCACCGATGACGGAGGTGGTGACGATGGCAATGAAGCCCAGCAGCTTCCAGGGCAGCTCACGGAAGAACTGGATGACGGCCGCGCTCACGATTTCTCCTCCGCATTGGCGGCGCGGGCAGCGGAGCCGCTGTATTTGAGCGAGAGGAACTTCGAGGCCGTGACGGCACCAGCAACGCAGGATAGGTAGGCCCACCAGACTTCCGTCTCGGCCTGGCCCACCCAGTTCAGGCGCACAAACGAAACGGTGGCGGCGGCGTAGCCGATGTTGGCCCAAATCTTCGTGTGTGAGAGGCGGCCGTCGCGGGAGACCAGGTCTATGAGATTCATGCCGAGGCGACCTCCTGCGGAACCTTGCCAGCGGCGAGCTGCGCCAGCGACAGGCCACCTGTGTACTGGAAATGAGCGTATTCGCGGAATGTCTTCCAACGCCCCGCCCATTCCAGACCAGCCGCCTCGCCGAGTTGGCCGATGCGTTCCCACAATTTTCCGTCAGCGCCGGTGGTGTTCCACACGGCTTTGCCGTCGCGTAGAGGCACCACGTCGAAGGCGACGCGCCAGTTGTGATAGCTCTGGCCCGGCTTGGCATTGGTTACACGCTTGCCGGGGGCGGTTCGGCCCTGGGCGTAGAGCGCAGCTTGGCTCTCCAGGTCGCGGTAGGTGGAGGTAACGAGGATGTCGATGCCCTCCTGCTTGCACGCGGCTAGGAAGGCTTGCGCCCGTGAGCGCACGGGCGGCAAAAGATCGTCTAGGGAGCGAGAATTTTTCATGCCGTCATGATGGCGGCGGCTCCCCGGTGATGCGATTAAAGTGCTTTAGTTTCCGTCCGGCAGCAGTGGCATCTGCCGGGTGCTTAGATCGCGCTGCCGCGCCCGCTTCACGATGTTCCTCACCTGCATTTCCGTGAGGTTGTACTTGTGCGCGAGCATCTTGTAGTTGTCCCCGTTGAACTCCGACCAGATTTGCTCATCGCGTTGTGACAGCTCATAGGACAAGCCGCGCGGGATGTACTGTTGAACGCCTCCGATCTCCGTGCGGATGGCTTCGGTGATGGTGAACGCAAGCGACGTAGCTTGCGCAATTTCGTGTGTGACCAGCCGGTTGTAGATCACCTGGCCGATCTGTTCGAGCAGTTCCGGGTATCCATCCGGGAAGTGCATCATCGTGCTCTCTGGCTTCATGGTTTCTCCCTCTTATCGAGTGCTGTTTTCAGTGCATCCCAAGCAGTTTGCATGGGGTCAAAGGTCTGCCGGGTTTGCGCCAGGCCGACCGTGGAGCGCAGCCCGGTCAGTTCCTCGTCGCTCAATGTGACGCTGCCGGTCTTGATCGCTTCCGATAAGGTTTGAGCCATTTCCCTCACCTGGCCAGGCAGGTAGCGCATGGCCCACTTCTTCAAAGTCTCGATGAGGGCTTCCGTCTGGTTGCCGTTCGTCCATTGCAGTGCGTCCACCTTGGCGATGCGCTTCACATAAGCCGCCAGGGCTTCCTCGGATGGGTTCTTCACCGCGCCCAACTGGTGCAGGAACAACCAGAGGGCGCGTACCTTCCGCGCCTCCGGGTATTGCGCCAGGGGACGGCCCGGCCTGCTTTGAGCAGGAGGCCGGGCCGACTTGACCCGCACCTTGAAACCGCTGCGCTTCATGCGCTCCAGGACGCGCTCCAGCTCCGGCACGCTCATGGCCGAGGTGGAATCCTTCTGCACACTGCCCATGAGCAGCGCGCGGTAGATCTCATCGTCCAGGCCCAGCTCGCGCTTGCCCACATGAATGAGACGTATGAGGCGCTGGCGAGCATCCTGATTAGCGGCGGTGCGGGCGGCGGATTTCATAGGGCCGCTCCCAGCGCCAGGCGCTCATCACCGCCCACGCCGCGATTGAGCTGGGCATCCCGGCCAGCCCGATGCCCGGCCTGCATGTCGCCGTAGTCGCGCTCGGAAAGGTTGCGGCCCGCGTTGCGGTTGTGCCCCTGGAAGCTGGTCAGCGTGTGCTTGTGCTCCAGATAGGCCGTGACGCGGGCCTGCGCAGCCGCGCTACCGGCGAAGCTCTCCACCAGCTCGGTTGCCGTCATCACCCAGCCCTCGCAGAACAGGTCGGCGCGGCGCGTGCGAGTCGTGGTGCAGCGTTTCAGGGCCGTCTTGACATAGTGCGCCCGCGCCCGCTTCGCCTGCCGAAACAACACCTCGAAGGCGTAGCGGGCGATTTCGCCGGACGGTGCCGCGCCCACGAACACCCAGCGCCCGACTGGACGACTGCACGCCAGGAACACCGAGCAGTCGAAGGCGGCGGCTACACGGGTGGCCAAGCCGCATTCCCTGCGGGCTGGCTTCTGCGCTGCACCGGCGCGGGTGCTTTCTTCCTGGATGTCAGCGTGCTCGACGTCCAGGTCGCTGATGCCGTGCATCTGCATCAGCTTCTGCGCCTGACGCAGTGCGTTGGCCGCTTCATGCTCGTTGCTGGACTTTGCCAGCGCCAGGCATTTCTTGACCTTGGCGATGATCTTGTCGCGGTCGGCTTGTTCCATCACGCCACCTCGACTTCAAACGGCTCGATGACGAAGTCCTCGACGCCGGTCACGATGGAGATACCCGCGATGCCGGATACAGCCGTGGGGTCGGCGAGCATGGCTTCCTTGTTCGGTTCATCCTTGCTACGGATGAATCGGCCCAGGCCCAGCGAGCGCAGTGTCTCCAGCACTTTATCGACACTGCGGATGCTGACGCTGGGCGGTCGCTGCCGCCACTTGACCAGGCCGGTGATAAGGTTGGCTTCTTTGCCGCCGCCCGCGAGCAACTCGGCGCGGTGCGCTTCGCACCAGGTCTGGATGCCACCGGCCAGCGTGTCGATGCGCGTCTTGAGCGCCTCGATCTCGTCCTTGCGCCCGGCGGTGATAGCCGCGATCTGGTCGTTGATCTCGGTCTCCACCCGCGTCAGCTCGCGCTGCGCATCGCCAAGGGCGCGGATGGCTTCAATCGTCAGTTCCTTGCTCTGGCACACCCACTGTGCCGCTTTTGCCTTTTTTCTGGTTGCCATGATGTGGCTCCTTCATTGATAGCGTTTTCTTGAGGTCTTTCATTAACTCGCGGATGCGTGCCAGGTTCTGTTCACGCACTTCCGGCGAGACCGGGGGCGGCGGTAGCTGGCGCGGTGGTGCGCGAGCGCCGATGTTGTCGAGGTAGAGCTTCGGCGGCGGCCAGCGATCGCAGACGCGGAACAGCACCAAGAAGGCGCGCTCCAGGCGCTCTCGGTCGAGCTGTTCATCCCACCGGCAGCCGTTGTTCCAGATCGCCTCCAGCCACACCTCGGCGGTGCCGACGATGGCGTCTTCTGGCGGAGTGCCCGCCAGGCGTAGGGCCAGCAGCTTCTGCAAGCCGGTGGCGATGACGATGCGGAACCAGTCAGGCACCATGCTTGAAACTCTCCAGCGCCGCGATGCCCGACAGGGTCTTGGACGTGGTCTTGCCGGTGGTCAGGCGCGGCGCACCATCGACCACCAGGTTGTTTACGGCGGGCCGATAGCCGCTGATTACCTCGTAGAGCCAGCCGTGGCCCTTGAGGGGAGTCTTGAGCCGTCCTGCATCGCGCGCGGCCAGCCCTTGTTCAATGGCCCACACCCAGGCTTCCTGTGGCGCTTCAAACACCTGGCCGTTGCGCGTGATGCGCCCTGCCTGGATGTCCGGCAACACCTCGTTGAGTAGCTTGCCCACGCGCTCCATCGTCAGTTCGCGGGAGTCAGGCCGATGCAGCGCGACATAGCGCACCAGGGCTGCGCCGAGCGTGCCGGAGAGCTTGAAGGCGGCGGCGAGGGCTTCACGCGCGCCTTCGTGGGCGACCAGGGCGTCGAGCGATAGGGTCGCGCCGCAGGACGGGCAGCGTGTTCTCATTGCATCAGTTCCTTCGCCCGTAGCACTTCTTTCCAGGCCACGCGAATGCCCTGGTAGTGGATGGAGCAGAGGCGGCTGCCATCTGCCTGGGTTTCGATGGTGCGGCCGTGGCCCAGCTCCAGCAGCGGCTTGAGCTGCTTGGTGCTTCCCGGCGTCACGGTGATGGTTGGCCGGTCGGTTTGGCCGGGGTACAGCGACTCCTGCACCACGCGGTAGCCCATTGCGCGCAACTCGCGGGCGACGCGGTTGACCAGCTCCAGGCGGGAAACGAACTCCTCGGTGAACACTCTGCTCATGACATGCTCCGTATGGGCGATGGGGCGGACGAGATGCAGGACGGCGGCCATGTCACGCCTCCTTGACGATGTCGGCGTCCACCACCGGAGCGCCGAGGTTGGCGGCCACGTTCATGGCGGCGGTGAGCGCGTTGGCGACGGCCAGCGGGTATGCCAGGCTCACGTAGGTGGTGGTCAACTGCGCCGACTTGGCGTTGCCGGTGCGGCGAGCGAAGGTCAGGCGTTCGCGCAGCGCGGCGATGCCTTCGGGCGTGATGACCTGGGCCACATCAACGCCGATGCGTGCCAGCTTGAACTTGAGGTATTCGGCCAGGTAGCCGTCCAGCGGCGGCAGCTCGACGATGTCGCACCGCTGGGCGACCTCGCGCACATCGGGGTCGCTCACCGACAGGCGGGCGCGCAGCTCCGGCTGTGCGATCAGCACCACGGACAGCATGGGCGAGAGACCGTCCTTGATCTCGGAAAACCGCTTGAGGTGCTTCAGGGTCGCCTTGGGCAAGCAGTGCGCTTCTTCGATCAACAGCAGATGGCGCTGGCCCGCGCGGTGTCCGGCGGTGAGCAGCTTCTTCACCTGGCGGGCGCGGGCTTCCAAGTCACGCGCAGGAGCAACGCCAGGTGCGACGGTGTCGATGATGGCCTGCACGATGGCCGCGCTCTTGAGCGTCTTGCCCTTGGCGTCGTTCTCCTCCATGTAGAGCACGGAGGGTTCGATCACGACCAGGTCGCGGCCTTCGCGCACCAGGCGGTCTTTGAAGTCATCGACCAGCGTGGACTTGCCGCTGCCGCTTTCGCCGACGATGCCGAGCATCCCGCCATGTTTGGCGGTTTGCCAGAGCGTTTCGCGCACGAAGCGGATGTCCTGGCTGATGAAGACGTCGCTGGCCTGCGTGACGTCGTTCTTGAACGGATCGGTGGCCAGGTTGAAGTGCTTGCGGGTGGCCGGGGTCAGAGTTTGTTTTTGCAGCAGCATGTCGGTTTCCTTCTTGGCAGTTGATGAGGAGGCCGCGTCGGACGTGGGCGCGGTGGTGGAACGCTCTGCGGCGTCTCGGTTTTTCGGGGTGCCCGCGCGGTGCTCGAACGCGGTGGCGATGGCTTTCTCGGACGCGCCCAGCCGGGCCAGTTCGATGCGGATGGCTTGGCGCAGAGCGGGCCAGCCCTTGGCAGGCTGGAAGCCCCAATTGAGGATGTCGGCCAAGGTTCCTGCGCTGATGCCCAGCGTGCGGGCGAACTGCGCCTGCGCCACGTTCATGCGCTTGAGCAGAGCCTTGAGCTTGAGGGGCGTGGGTTTGCTGTCGGGGTATCTCATCGGAACCTCCGCAGCTCAATCACGCTGCTGCCATGAGTGCCCGTTGCCGCCGGTGTGATGGCCCACTGATCAGCCCACGATTGCGGCACGTTGCCGTCCGGGAAGGCGGCTTTGACCTGGCTGTAGAGGTCGGCAGGGGCGGCATCGCCCAGGCGCTCCTTGATGGCGCGAACGGCCTCCGGCACGGTGAGCATCATCTGCACCGATGCGGCCTTGCTCTGGAGCTGTTGCACCTGGGGCGTTTGAACTTCCCCGGCGTTGGGTACCAGGCGGCGCGGCAGGTCGGCCTGGCCCAGGTGGCTGTGCGCCACCAAGCCCTTGCCATCGTTGAGGTGGCCGAAGGGGCGGGCCTGCTCGGCGCGCTTCTTCTCGGCCTCATCCACTGTGGTGCCATCGCCCCAGGCAGCAGCGGCCAGCGTGTTCGCGGCACGCTCGCTGGCGGTCTGCGGCGCGCGGGCGTACTCCTCGCCCGCTACCGGCGCGGACAGGGGCCGCCCGTATTCGTCGAACTCGCGCTCCGGCTCCACTTGCACCAGCAGGGGTTCCGCGCCCAGGCGGTCGATCTCGATACGCAGCGCGCCCTGCTGCATGAGCAGCGGTGTGACGCGCACCTTCTGGCCATTGCCCAAGAACTCGGCCCAGGGGTTCAGGTCGTAGCTGGCGCGCCGCCCCAGCTCGGGGTGAGCGAAGGTGATTTTCAGGTTGCGTACCTGGCGGGTCAGTTCCTGGCCCGCCATGAACCACTGGCACACCTCGCGCGGCGGCATCTGCACCAGTGCGCCGGGGTGGCGCATGATGAGCTGCCAGAGGTCGTCGCGCACCATCGGCTGGCCGCTGGCGCGCACCAGGCGGCAATCGACCTTCTCGATGGCGTTGGCGTTGAAGTCGCGTACCCAGCGGGCCGCCGAAGCATTGAGCTGCTCGACGCTCTCCACTGGCTCGAAGCGCAGGCGGGACTCGAAGTGGGTTTCCACCAGGTTGTTGCCCTGCTCGACGCCGCCCTTGCCCCAGGAGTGGCCGGTGGCGTGTGTCTCGTGGTCAACGCCCAGGGCGTCGAGCAGGTTCTTGATGGCGAAGCTGGTGTTGGCGCTGCCCTTGTCCCACAAGAGCATCTTGGGTACGCCGTGTGACATGCGGTCGGACTGCTGGCCCCAGGTGTAGAGCAGGAACTCGAACAGGCTGTGCTGATTCTCGCCAGCGGCCTCGAAGTAGCGCACATCGATGGTGCCGCTGGCGTGGTCGTAGCGGACGTAACGCCAGACCTTGAGCCGCACCTTGTCCATGCTGGCGGGCTTGTTCTTGTAGAACTCCTCGTCGCGCATGATCGCCTGACCCTTTGGCGTGTAGTAGATGAGGCAGAGCGAGGGGTCGATCTGGTGCAGGTGGTTGGGATGCAGGCTGCGCAGCGTGATGTGGTTGCGGGCGGCGGCCTGCGCCTTGGCGTCCATGCGAGCGGCGCGCAGCAGCGCGTTGACGCGGCCCTCGGAGACGGTTACGTCGATGCCGTTGGTGTGCGCGATGTTCATGGCCACCGCCGTGGGCAGCGTGGCCTTGCCGTTGCCACGGATGCCTTCGCGCTTGGCCGCTGCGATGAAGTGCAGCGTTTCCTTCGGCAGCGCAGTGGTGCCCGCGTCGGCGCGCTTCTTGCGGCCGGTGCGATAGCCTGCATGGGTGCGCAGCCAGGTGTAGACCGTCGAGGGGTTCCGGCCGATGAGGCTGGCAAAGTTATGCACCAGCTCGGTCGCGCAACCGTGCGGGGCCGCAGCGATGCGGTCGCGCAAGGCGAATAGCTCTTGCAGCAGGTCTGGAGCGAGTTGATGGGCCATATCGAGTTCCTGCGCTTCAGGCCGCTTCTGGCGCGTATGCGCCCAGCGATTTGTCGAAGGTGGTGCGTTCCTTGGTCAGGCCCGCTTCTGCCCGCGAGAGCGCCTGCTCGTACACCTCGGCGATGTGGGCCAGCGCCGCTTCGTACTTCGGGCGCTGTTCTTCGGGAATGTCCTGCGCAACCTCGAACAACGTGATGCGGCAGGTCTCCAGCTCGCTGATGGCCTGGGCGATCTTGCGACCGGCGGCGGCGACCTGGTCGGAAACCGGCTCCAGCGCGTCGGGCCAGTCCGTGTCGGCGACCACCTTCTTCTTGAGCTGTACCTGGAGGTTGGTGAGCTTTTTCTGCGTCTTGTCCAGGACAGCGTCCTTGGCTTCAAGATCGCCTTGCAGGCTGCGGATGGCATTCCGTAGTTCGCCCGCGCTCATACGGTCGATGTCGTCGATGTCCTTCAGATTCTCCAGCACGTCATCGTCGTGAGTGACAAGCTCCAGGAAGGCGCTGGCACTTTTCACCTGGGTGCTCAAAAGTGCCAAATTGGCAGATTTCGCCGTTTTGGCAGCGGCCTGCATAAAGCGCGCGGCTGACCTGTAGCTGAAGCCGAGGAACTCCACGCGCTTCTCGAACTCACCGTGCGGCGTCAGCTCGCGTAGCACCAGCAGGCGCTTGCCCAGCTCCAACAGTGATTCCACCGTGCGGCGCTGGTAGAAGCGGATTTCATCTTCCAGGGCACCGATGGTCAGGGAACCTTCGTAGCCGATTTCGGTGGCGATGGCCTGCGCGGCGGCCTCTTGCTTGCTGTGCATGACAGCGAGCTGGTTGGCGGCTGCTGTGGCGGCAGGCAGGCCCGGCAGGTCGGCGTCAGTGACGACTTCGGCGGCGGGTGCGATCTTGGTTGCGGTGCGGGCCATATGTTCTTCTCCTTAGTGATTGGTCAGGCGGGTCTGGATGTTCTCGATACGCTCGCGGGCGGCGTCGAGGCTGCGGAGGATAGAAACGGCGTGGCGCGCGAACTGCACCGAGGGGCGGATGCGCCCGGTCTCCGGGATGCGTTCGGCAAAGCCCTTTTCTTCGAGCGTGGCGACGTAACGGGTGATGGCGCTGGGATCGAGGCCGGTGGCCTTCGACAGATCGGTGGGCGTCATGCCGTTGGCGAAGTGGCCCAGCAGTGCAGCCAGGACATCGAGCACCTTGGCTGCTGTCTGGCTGGTCTTGATTGGTGTGCTCACGATTAAGGTTCTCCTGTGAAAATGATTTGCAGCGTGCGAAAATTCAGGCGGCTCGGTTCGGCTTGAGGCCGAGAGCGACAAAAACCTGATGCGCCTTGCCGCGTTTGCCCTTGGAGCGACCACGCAGCACCATGAACATGGCGTCGTAGTCCAGCCCCTTGCGGCGGCAGTAGTCGGAGAGCGACTCACCGCGAGCGTCCAGGTCGGCGCGAAAGGCGGCGATCTTCCGGTCGATTTGGTCTTGGGTCATGGGTTCGGCCTCTGGTGGTTTTGGTTGGTGATGGTGGTGATTATTTACTCGAACGAGTAAAAGATCAAGTGGTTTTTACTCATTTGGAGGTTTAATGACTATCGGATGCAGATTGAAAGAGGAGCGAAAGCGGCTCCGTCTAAACCAGACTGATTTCGCGGCGTTAGCCGGGGTGCAGATCAGCGCCCAGACCAACTACGAGAACGACAAGCGGCAACCGGATGCGAAGTACCTGGCCGCTATCGCGGAGGCCGGAGCTGATGTCGGCTACATCACGACTGGCGTGCGCAAGGGCGAGGAACACACCACGCCAGCAGCGCAGTTGCTGCGGATGAAGGTGTTAGCCAGCTTGCTGGCGGATGAGCTGCACAAGCGCGAGACCGGCTTGTCGGAGGTTGGCTTCCATGAGCTACTTGATGAGCTATGGCCGGAGTGGAGTGCCGATGCGACGCCAGAACCGGCGGCGCTGCGCGGGCGCATTGCACACGCATTGAGTGCAAGGGGGGTGAAATGAATTTGAGGGTTGTTTTCGCGTTGGCGGCCTGCGTGGGCCTTGTTGCCTGTGGCGAGGATGCTGACGACGTGCCGCCACCAGAGAAGCGGCAGGTGTCGGTGCTGGTGATGGACACCAGCGCGGCAGAGAATCCCGTGCTGAAGTTCCGGGCCGAAGACGTGGCCTTGAGCGACGTGCTCAAGAAAGTCGGGCCATTGACGAAGTCGCAGATCATCGCGTTGCGCTGCGAAGGCGGCTACAACAAGCAGCCGCCGCTGTATTCCCTCGACTTTGACATCGTCCGTGGCAACGGTGGCGCGACTGAGAACTTGCTGGGCGTTGTGGACACAGCGACCATGCACGAGGTCTGCGTGAAGAAAATGCGGTCGCACAAAAACTAAAAGCCTTTACTGTCTGCCGCCCATGCCGCTCGGCAAAGTGGCGGCATGGACAAAAGCACCGCAAACCGACAAGTAGCAGCGCTGGCCTTCGAGATCGTGCTCGAAGGCCAAGGCGCAACGCGCACCGCTCCTGCCCGGATGCGCGTGATTCCCGATGGGCACTTCGATGCCCTCGACGGCCGCCCCGGCAACATGGAGGGGGTCACGGCCAAGACGTGGTTCCTGGATGCCACGGCCGCCGCTGCCGTCACCGCCACCTTCAAGGCGGGCGGCGTCAAGCTCCCCATCGACTACGAACACCAAACCCTCAAGGCCGCGGAGAACGGGCAACCCGCGCCCGCTGCTGGCTGGATTACCGCGCTGGAGTATTCGCCTGGCGTGGGGATGCTGGCGCATGTGACCTGGACGCCCGCCGGGCGCGCGCACCTGGAGGGCGACGAGTACCTCTACATCTCGCCCATCCTCATCTTCGACGCCGAGACCGGCATGGTGCTCGGCCTGCATAGCGTTGCTCTCACCAACAAGCCCGCGCTCGGCGCGCTGGGCGAGATCACCGCACTCACCAACGATTCGCTACGCCGACTGCCCGGCTCTGGCAGGACTACCAACGAGGAACCCATCATGGAAAAAACCAAGGTGCTGGTGGCCCTGGGATTGCCCCTGGACACCGGCGACGACACCGCGCTCGCGCAGCTCTCCACGCTGGTGCAGAAAGCCCGCGACCAGGAGCAGCAGATCGCGGCGCTCAAGGCCAGTCAGTTCGACCCGGCCAAGCACATCCCGCTGGACGAACACCAGAAGCTCACCACCGAGCTGGCCGCGCTCAAGTCCACCAGCGACAAGGCCGAACACGAACGCCTGATGACCGCCGCGCTGACCGACGCGCGCATCCTGCCGCCCAACGAAGCCTACTGGCGTGCGCAGCCGCTGGCGGCGCTGCAAGCCTTCCTGAAGGAAGCCAAGCCGCTGGCGGCGCTCAAGGGCACGCAGACCGGCGGCAACCCGCCTGCGGGCGGTGCCGACCTGGACACGAAGGACTCCAACGCCATCGCCCAGGCCGCGCTGAAGTACCAGCAGGAACAGGCCCAGGCCGGTGTCACCGTTTCCACGGCTGCGGCCGTGGCCCACGTCACGAAAGGAGCGTAAGCAATGGGCAATCCCACCCTCATCAAGAACTACACCGCCGAGGGCGACATCGCGGCCTACCGCATCGTCAAGTTCGGCGCGGCCGATGGCGGCGTGGCGCAGGCTGCGGCCAGCACCGACCTGGTCATCGGCGTGAACGCGGAACTGCCCGTGGTCGCGGGCGAGCGCGTGGACGTGGTTCGCGCCGGTCTTGCGGACGTGGAGTTTGGCGGCACCGTGGCGCGCGGCCAGCCGGTCGCGGCGGACGCCAACGGCAAGGCCGTGGTCGCCGCGCCTGCGGCGAACGTCAGCGCACACATTATCGGTTTCGCCGAGGTCAGCGCGGTCGCTGGCGACATCGCCCCGGTGTTGCTCGCGCGCGGCGTGTTCCAGGGCGCTGCCTAACCCTCATCACAAATAGGAGATTCACATGGCAATTCGCCCGTTTCCCATCGACCCGAAGCTGACCGCCATCGCCATCGCGTACCGCAACCCGGACGTGGTGCTGATCGCCGACAGCGTCCTGCCGCGCACGCCCACCTCGCAGGAGTTCAAGTGGCTGGAGTACGACCTGGCGCAAGGCTTCACCGTCCCTGACACCCGCGTGGGCCGCAAGTCGGTGCCCAACGAAGTCGAGTTCACGGCCGAGGAGCGTACCGATAAGGTCGAAGACCACGGCCTCGACGACATTGTGCCGAACGAGGACGTCGAAGCCGACAACCAGGGCGTCGATCCGCTCGGCACGTCCACGGCCTACCTGACCAACCTGGTGAACCTGGGCCGTGAGCAGCGTGTCGCTTCCAAAGTGTTCAACCCGGCCAGCTTCTCGGCCAATAACCAGGCCACGCTGTCGGGCACCAGCCAGTGGTCGCACGATTCGTCCGACCCGGTGGCCTCCATCGGCGACGCGCTCGACTCGCCGATCATCCGCCCGAACATCGCCGTGTTCGGCCAGCAGACCTGGACGAAGCTGCGCCGCCACAAGCTGATCGTGCAGGCCATCAAGGGCACGGCGCAGGGCGCGGGCATGGTGTCGCGCCAGGAGTTCGCGGAGTTCTTCGAGCTGCAAGAAGTGCTGGTCGGCGCGGGCTTCGTCAACCAGGCCAAGAAGGGCCAGGCCGCAAGCATGTCGCGCGTGTGGGGCAAGCACGCGGCGTTCCTGTACCGCGACCGCGCCGCAGGCCCGCAGGCTGGCGTGACCTACGGCTTCACCGCCGCCTGGGGCAACAAAATCGCGGGCAGCATCGACGAGCCGAAGATCGGCCTGACCGGCTCCCAGCGCGTGCGCTCCGGCGAGCGCGTGAAGGAAGTCATCTGCGCCCGCGACCTGGGCTACTTCTTCCAGAACGCCGTGGCGTAAGGGGGCGACGATGGCAAAGAAGGAACCCGTCCAGTTGCCGGAAGGCGAAGGCGACAAGCCGCAGGCCGAAGCCGTGCAGGCCGACACTGTGCAAGCCGATACCGCGCAGACCAGCGCACAACCGGAAGGCCAGGCCCAGGCCGAGCAGAAGGTGAAGCCCGCGCAGGGCGATGCCAAGACAGTCCGGCCCATCGTGCGCGTCGAGCACGATGGCCAGGTCTATGAACCCGGCAGCGATGCCTCGTTCGAGGTCGGCGGCAAGCAACTGCAATCCTTGCTCGACGTGAAGGCGGTCGAGATCGTGGAGGTCTGAACATGGAAGCCACTCAAGTGAACGGCCCGCGTGTCACTCCGGCCGATGTCGAAGCGGAAATCGTCAGCGAGTTCTGCTTCACCGCTGCCGATGGCGTGCTCGGCGAATCCCAGCTCGGCACCGCGCCTGCGTCGTGGGTTGGCCTGGAGCGTGTGACGTTCGCCGTGCTGACGTTGCGCAACGGCACCAAGGTGGTCGGCATCAATTACGGTGCTATCGACCCGGCACAGCATAGTGCCGAGCGTGGCCGTACCGAGGCCCGCAAGGACGCCGTGAGCAAGGTCTACGAGTTGCTGGGCTTCCGCCTGCGTGACGAACTGGCCCGCCCAGTGCTGACCGAGGCCGATGCGCTGGCCGACCTCGACGGCACGCCGCGCCCCAGCCGGGCAAGCTGATCTTCCTGCCTCAACGCCACCTGGCCTTCTCCCTGGCAGTTTGCCCGCGTCGTATCCCGGCGCGGGCTTTTTTTCGGCGGCGCGCTGTGCGGCCCTACAAGCCCGCCGTACCCCTGTGGTGCCCCCGTTGTATAGGCCGTGGCGTTTGAGCGCCAGCGAATCGTTCGCAAACGGCCGGGTGCCCCTCTTGATGGTCTACGACTGGCAGCAGGGTGCAGCAGTGGGGACAAACCCTTCGAAACCGGCCGCTTGCCGCCTGCCCACCACCGGGCAAAAAACTAAAGACCTTTACTGTCTCTGTGTCGGGGCACTCGGCAAAGTGGCGACATGGACTACGCCACCTTTACTCAACTCACCGAGCGATATGCCGAGCGCGACCTGCGGCTTATCACCGACCCTGACGCGCAGGCTCTGGATGCAGGCCGCGCCGAGCAGGCGTTGGCTGATGCCGCCGCCGAGATCGACGCTTGGCTCGACCGCCGCTACGTGCTGCCCTTGGTAAGCATCAGCGGTGAACCGATGGCCGCGCCGGTGGTGTTGGTGCGCTGCGCGTGCGACATCGCCATTTACCGGCTGCAAACGCTGCGGCCTGCCGACGATATCAAGGATGCCCGCCAACGCTACGAAGACGTAGTGAAGCTGCTCAAGGCCATCGGCTGTGGCGACGTTTCCCTGCCTGGCGCGAAGCTGCGCGCTGACGTGGCCGACAACCCTGCATCGCAATCGGCCGGTATGCCGCAGTTCGGCCAGCCGCCGTCGCTGTTCGGCCGGAGGAACCGCTGATGAGCACGGTCGGTGATCTGGAAAACGCCATCGTGGCCCGCCTGTCTGCGGCGCTCACGCTGCAGGGCCAGGCGCATCCGAAGGTGGATGTGCGTGCCTGGCCGGAGCGCCCACGCGACTACCGCATGGCCCATCCCCACGGCGCGGCACTGGTCATCTATCGCGGCAGTAAGTTCACACACCGCGCGACCGCCGGGCAACTGGTGACCTACGAGGACGAGTTCGAGATGGGGCTGATCTCGCGCACGCTGCGCGAAGCCAATGTTCCAGGTTCGGCGGAGGCTGCCCTGGGCGTCGGCATCTATGACCTGCTCGAAACCTGCCGTGAAGCACTCATGGGGTGGGTACCGCAGTTCGCTTCAGGCCAAGTGCGAATCATCAGCGTCGAGTTCGACGACTACGTCGAGGGCACGTGGGGCTACAGCCTGCGTTTTGCCATTCCCATGACCACCGTGGCCAACCGACCCCGCCCGCCTGGGCCGTGGGGCGTCACCAATGAGGACGCCGCACCGGCGCTCTCCGAACCCGCTGTGCAGCTACCTGAAACCACTTAAACGAAGGAGTGCTTATGTCTCGCTATCTCTACACCGGCCCCGATTCCGCCGTGACGCTCAAGGTGAGCGACGGCAAGGGCAACCTCAACGACCAGGACGTGCTGCTCTGGAACAACCAGGAGGTCGAGCTGCCCGCTGATCACGATCTGGTGCGCGTGCTGGTGCAGAAGGGCCGCCTCACGCCGGTGCAGACCGCGCCGGTGCAGGTCGAACAGCCCGCCACCACTGAACCCACGGCCGCGACCGAGAAGTCGGGCAAGACCAAGTAACTGAAAGGAGATTCCAATGGCTGCAAATTTTCTGCACGGCGTCGAGACCATCGAGATCGACAGCGGCCCGCGCCCCGTCAAGCTGGTGAAGACCGCCGTGGTCGGTATCGTCGGCACGGCGGCGGCCGGGGCAGTAAACACGCCCATCCTCGTCACCAGCGAGAGCGACTTCGCGCAATTCGGCCAGGACATTCCCGGCAGCACCATCCTCAAGGCGCTCAATCGTATCTACAAGCAGAAGGGCACGGTCGCCATCGTCATCAACGTGCTCGACCCGGCCACACACAAGACCACGCTCGCTGCGCCGGAAACCGTGACTGTTGACCAGGACGGCAAGTTCTCGCTGGGCCATGCTGCCGTGGTGGGGGCCATCACGCTGACCAACTCGGCAGGCTCTGCCACCTACGTCAAAGACACCGACTACACGTTCGACCCGGCGACCGGCACCGGCCAGCGCATCAGCTCCGGCAGCATCCCAGCAGGTACCGTAGCCGCTCCCACCACGCTGAAGGCGTCGTATACCTACGCGAATCCGACGCTGGTGCAGCCTTCGGACATCATCGGCACCATCAATGGGGCTGGCCAGCGCACGGGCATGAAGGCGTTCCGCGACAGCTACCAGCTTTTCGGGTACTACCCGAAGATCATCATCGCGCCGGTGTTCAGCACCCTCAACTCGGTGGCCACCGAACTCGGTGCGCTGATGAACAGCATTCGTGCCTTTGGCTTCGTGACCGCCCCCATCGGCACCACGTTCCAGCAGGCGATCACCGGGCGCGGGCCATCCGGCAGCATCAACTTCAACACCAGCTCGCGCCGCATCGGCTTGTGCTTCCCGCACGTGAAGGACTACGACACTGCGACCGACACCGAGGTGCTGGCCGACCTGGCGACTTATGCCGCTGGCGCGCTCTCGCGCAAAGACCAGGAGAACGGCTACTGGTGGTCGCCCTCGAACACCGAACTGCTCGGCGTGACAGGCGTGGAAACGCCCATCGACGCGATGATTAACGACCCGAACAGCGAGGCCAACCTGCTGAACGAGGCGGGCATCATCACGGTGTTCAACAGCTACGGCACGGGCATCCGCTTGTGGGGCAACCGCAGTGCAGCCTTCCCCAGCGAGACGCATCCCAAGAACTTCATCAACGTGCTACGCACGGCGGACGTGATCGCGGAGAGCCTGGAGTACTACACGCTCCAGTACATCGACCGCCCACTGGACAACGCGCTGATTGACGCCATCGTCGAGAGCTGCAACGCCTTCATGCGCAAGCTCAAGGCAGACGGCGCGATCATCGACGGCAAAGTGTGGTTCGACCCGGCGGACAACGAAACCACGGAACTGGCTGCGGGCCACGTCACGTTCACCTACGACTTCATGCCGCCGACGCCTGCCGAGCGCGTGACCTACAAGTCCATCGTGAACATCGACTACCTCAACCAGTTGGGCACGAAGTCCTCCTGAACATCCAACCAATCTGAAAGGAGCCAATCGTGGCCGGTATTCAAGTAAACACGCTCAACAACGCGAACATTTACATCGACGGCAACAGCCTGTTGGGCCAGGCCGAGGAGTTCAAGCTCCCGGTGGTGAAGTTCAAGATGGCCGAGCACAAGGCCGTGGGCATGGTCGGCGCGATCAAGCTGCCCAGCGGCTTCGAGGCGCTGGAAGGCGAGATCAAGTGGAACTCGTTCTACGCCAACGTGTGGCCCAAGCTGCTCGACCCGTTCACCCCGGTGCAGCTTCAGGCGCGCGGCAGCCTGGAAACCTACACCAGTCAAGGCCGCACCCAACAGGTGCCCTACGTGGTGTTTCTCACCGCCTCGTTTTACGAGGTGCCGACCGGCGACTTCAAGCAGAACGACAAGGCCGAGTTCAGCAGCAAGTTCTACGCGACCTACATCAAGCAGCAGGTCAATGGCGCGGACGTGCTGGAAGTCGATGCGATGGCCAACATCTACAAGGTCGGCGGCGTTGACAAACTCGACCTGTACCGCACCAACATCGGAGGCTAACCATGAGCGATACCACGAAGAACACAGCAGCGCCCGCCAATCCCGCGAGCGTGGATCTGGCAATGCCGCTGGCCACGCCGAACGGCGAGATCAAGACCATTAGCTTCCGGCGCGGCAAGGCCAAGGACATGGTGGCAGCGCAGCGCATCGAATCCGACCCGGCCCGGCGCGAGCTAGTGCTGATGGCGATGCTGTCCGAGCAGAAGCTCACCGTCGAAGACATCGAGGAGCTGGACTTGGCCGACCTGGCCATCGTCCAGGCGGCATTTCAAAGTCTGTGGATGCCCCGCGCTACCTGATGAAACCTTGTGGGAGGCGTGCGGACTGCTCGCCAAGTGGTTCCACTTCCAGCCCTCGGAAATCTACGAGCTGGAGTGGTGGGACTTTGAGAAGTGGGTGGGCCTGGCAGTGAAGCAGGCCGAGGCCGCCGCAGCGGCTTACCGGACGTAGCCGAGGCGGCGGGCCAGCCAGGCGAACGGAGTGGGAACCAGCAAGGCCACCCAGCGCAGCGGGAGGCAGAGCACCAGACCCAGGACGTAGCCGATGATTCCGCCGCCGATGGCTCCAGGGATGGAGGTCAACAGCAGGCCGAGCACCGTACCCAAGAACGCCAGCAGGTAGCCAACCACCCCGGAGCATTGCGCCCAGGGCAGCGTCATGGCGTCAGCGGTATCGCGTTCCGCTTGAGCGCCTGCTTCCTGCCACGATTTTTGGAGCCAGTCTTTCATGTCGAAGTCGTTAACCCTCGGAATTGTCTTTTCTTCGATGGGGGCCGGTGCTGTTGCCACCACCATCGGGACTGTGGTAGGCCACCTCGGCAGTATAGAAAAAAAGGTGGTAGAGGCCAAATCCAGGATGAAGGAACTTGGCCTGGAAACCGTGGACGCCTTCGCCGTGCAGAAGAAGGAACTGCAACAGGCCAAGGAACAGCTCCAGGCGCACCAGACTGCTACCACGTCCTTGGGCCGCTCCGTGGCGATGGCCCGTATCGAACAGGAAGCAGCTACCGAGTCGCTGCAAGCCTATCGTACCGAACTGGCCGGACAGACCGGCCGAGCCACCGATGAGCAGCGCGTCAAGCTCAAGACGCTACGCGAGCAGGTCAGCCAGGCCGATAGGAACCTCAAGGAGCTGACTAAGGAGTTCAAGGAAGCCCGCGACAAGGGCCAGGGCATGACCGAGGGTGTGATGCGTCAGACCGAGCGCCTGCAACGGCTGCGCACGGCCCTGGAACAGAATGGCGTGTCCACGCGCAACCTGTCTGAACATCGCCGCCGCATTACCCAGGCCATGCGCAACGAGCAGGCCACGGTGGACAGGCTGACCACCCGCTACGAGAGGCTCAAGGCGGCGCAAAACGCGCAGCAGCAAGCCCGCGCCGACCTCAACTCGCGCTGGGGCGATGCGATGGCGGCCTACGGCACCGCGCGGGCGCTGGGTGCGCCCGTGGGGGCGTTCATCCGCCAGGACGATGCGCTCAACTCGCTCCAGGTCGCCATGATGGACAAGAACGGCCAGGTGGGCGGTACCTACGACGCGCTCAAGCGCCAGGCCATCGAGCTGGGCAACTTGCTGCCGGGCACCACAGCGGACTTCGTCGGCACCGCCCGCGCGCTCATGGAGCAAGGAGTGGCAGTCGAGTCGGTGCTGGGTGGCGGCCTGAAGGCGGCTTCGTACCTGTCGGTTGTGCTGCGGATGCCAACCGAGGAAGCCGGTGAGATGGCGGCCAAGCTGCGCGAAGCCTACAAGCTATCCGACGACGAGTTGACGAAAATGGCCGACTCCATGCAGCGGGCCAAGTTCGCCTTCGGCATGAAGCCGTCCGACCTCATGGCCGCCAGCGCCTACCAGGCGCCCATGCTCAACCAGCTTGGTATCTCCGGCATCGACAACACCAACAAGATGTTGGCCATCCAGGGCATGGCCGCGCAGGTCGGCCTGGAGGGTTCCTCGTTCGGTACTAACTTCTCGATGATGCTCTCGCGGCTGGCCAAGGGGCCGCAGATGATCGAGGATGCCAAGAAAGGCATGAAAGGCCACGCCAAGGGGCTGATGGAGGACGCGGGAATCACCTTCGACTTCTTCGACAAGAAGGGCAATTTCGCGGGCCTCGACCACATGGTCACGGAGCTGGAGAAGCTCAAGACTATCAAGGACAAGCTGGGCGACAAGGCGGCGATGGAAGTGGCCGAGGCCATGTTCGGCGCGGAAGCGGGCCGCCCGGCCATGATTCTGGCCGAGCAAGGCATGGCCGGGTTCCGCGCCGCGCAGGAGCGCATGGCGCAGCAAGCCAGTCTGCAACAGCGCATCGAACGCACCACGCAAAGCAGCAAGAACACAATCGAAGCCTTGGGCGGCTCGCTGGAGAACCTGGGCGCAGCCCTGGCCGGGCCAGTGGTGCAGGCGCTGCACCCACTCATCAATGTGCTGAACACCGCTACCGGCTGGCTGACAGAGTTTGCCGACAGCAACCCGCGCGCCACCAAGGCGCTGGGCTTCCTGGTGCTGGGCCTGGGCGCAGCGATCACCACCTTCTTCGCGCTGGGTGTGGCCATGTCCTTCGGTCGCGTGCTGGTCTCCGGCCTCCAGGTCTTCTCACTCATGACCCGCATCGGCGGCGGCGCGGCCTGGCTGGGTGGCGTGCTGCGCGGGCCGTTGCTGGGGGCGCTGGGTGTGGCGAGGGTTGCCGTGATCGCGCTGGGCCGCGCCATGCTGATGAACCCCATCGGCCTCATCATCACCGGCATCGCGGCCGGTGCGTACTTGGTCTATCGCTACTGGACGCCGATCAAGGGCTTTTTCCTTGGCCTATGGAGCGGCATCAGGTCGGGCTTCGTGAGTGCCTGGAACGGCGTCACGTCGATTTTCACCGGCATCTGGAACCAGATCACCAGCGCCTTCTCTGGCGGCATCGCGGGCGTAGGCAAGCTGATCGTGAACTGGTCGCCGATGGGACTTTTCTATAAAGCGTTTTCCGGCGTGCTGTCCTGGTTCGGAGTTGACCTGCCGAAGAACTTCACGGACTTCGGCACGAACATCATCAGCGGACTGACAAACGGCATCAAATCGGCCATTGGTGGAGCGGTCACGGCTATCGGCGACTTCGCCTCCGGCCTCAAGTCGAAGTTCACCAATCTGCTGGGCATCCAGTCACCGTCCAGGGTATTCATGGGCTTCGGCGGCAACATCGGCGATGGCGCGGCGCTAGGCATCCTGAAATCCGTGCCGGGCGTCCAAGGCGCTGCGGGCAGGCTGGCCGGGGTGGCGCTGGCCGGTGCGGTCGCCGCGAGCAACACCGCCGTTGCGGGGGTGAACAGCTCCATCCAGACGCGCCAGCCGATTGAACCGCCGCGCCTGGAAGCGCCAGCAGCGCAGGTTCTGCGGCCGGTCACGCCCACCCCTATGACGCGCGTCGAGCTGCCGCGCGTGGGTGTCCCGCGGCTGGACGTATCCCAACCATCCAGCCAGGCGGCGTCGCCTGCCCCGATGCCGCAGGCCGCTCCGGCGCTGGCCCCGCAGCCTACCGTCTCCGTGACGGTGCCGCGCATTGAGTTGCCGCGCCTGGAGGCTCCGCGTCAAGCCGACGCCTCGCAACCAGCCAGGCCCGCAGCGCCGGTGGTGATGCCGCAGATGTCTATGCCCCGCGCGGAGCTGCCACGCCAGGCAGCTCCGATGCCGATTCAGACGCCGGTGGTGTCCATGCCGCCGCTGCCGCGCATCGAGTTGCCACGCTTGGAGCTGCCAGGGCTGAACATGGCAGCGTTGCCTGCGGCCCGGCTTGTCGCGTCTGTGTCAATGCCCCAGGCCAATGCACCCAGCCCGGTGCGTTTCGAGCTACCGCGCTTGGAGTCTCCGATGCAGGCCGCGCAGCCTGTTGTTCCCGCCGCGATGCAACGGGCTGGTGAGGTGAATCAGGTGCTATCACGCCGTGAGAGCGCGGCGAGTACGGCAGCTTCTGCGGGCGCTGGCCAGGGCGGGATGACGATTCACTTTTCGCCCAGCATCAGCGTGGGTGGTGATAACGGCGGCGGCGACGTGCGCGGCCAGGTGCAGGAGGGCTTGAAGCTCTCCATGCGCGAACTGGAACAGATGATTCGGCGCTTGCAGGCCGAGCAACAACGGAGGGCGTTCTAAATGGCGATCATGACGCCGATAGGCAATTTCGGCATGGGCACGGTGGCCCAGATCATCCATGAGCTGACGCGCACTCGCGGCGGCGTGTCGCAGCACGCGCTGCTGGGGGAAATCACCTTCGACCTCATCACTTACTTCGAGGGCATGGAGGCGAACTTCTCGGCGAACTACGCGGAGCACGCGCTCATTGAAGGCAAGCCACGTCTGCAATGGGTGGGAGACAACCTGGACGAAGTGAGTTGGAGCCTGGTGTTCCATGCCGGGTTCTGCGACCCGGAGCTGGAGATGCTCAAACTGCGCGGTGCAATCACGCGCCATGAGGCGTTGCCGCTGGTGTTCGCCAACGGTGATTACAAAGGCTGGTTTGTTCCTACCGATGTGCGTGTGACCACCCGGCAGGTGATGCGCGACGGTACCCTGATCTGGCTGGAGGCCGAGCTGACGCTGCGCGAGTACGTGCGCCCGGTGGTGCTGGTCGAGGAAACCTCCAAGCAGGAACCAGTGGCCACCGAGAAGCCTGACCCGAACGGCCAAGTGAAGAAGCCCGCGCAGACGGTCAACCGTGCGCCCGCGTCCAGGCCCGCCAGCGCGCCGCCAACCAGGAGCGCACGATGACGGCCATCGACTGCATCGAGCACATCACCCAGGCGGGCGAACGCTGGGACACGTTGGCCTGGCGCTACTACGGCGATCCACTGGCCTACGGCCGCATCATCGCTGCCAACCCCGCGCTGGACATCAGCGCCACTTTGCCTTCGGGTGTGGTGGTGCTGGTGCCGGTACTGCCGCTGACCGAATCCAGCCAAGCATTGCAGGATGAGGAGCTGCCGCCGTGGAAAAGATGAAGGTAGCCACGCCCAAGGTGATTGTGCTCTACGAGAGCAAGGACATTACCGCCCACGTCGCGCCCGCGCTGATCGAGCTGGCCTACACCGACTTCATGGAAGGCGAAAGCGACTCCGTCGATCTGGCGCTGGAGGACGCCGAGCGCCGCTGGCAGGATGCCTGGTATCCACAGCATGGGGACGTGGTGCAGGTGCAGATCGGCTATGCCGGAGAGCCGCTGCTGCCCTGCGGCGAGTTTGAGGTGGACGAGGTCGAACTGGATGGCCCTCCGGACGTGATCCGCATCAAGGCGCTGGCCGCTGGCGTGAAGCGCAGCGTGCGGACGCGCAACGGCCGGGCATACGAGAACACTACGCTGGGCGACGTGGCTAAAACCGTGGCCCAGCGCAACAAGCTCAAGCTGACCGGCAAGATTGAGCCGGTGAAGATCGCGCGCGTCACGCAGGTGTACGAAACCGATCTGACCTTCCTCAAGCGCGTGGCCGAGAGCTACGGCTACTCGTTCTCAGTACGTGGCGACAAGCTCTGCTTCTTCAAACGGTCGGAACTCAAGGCGGCGGAACCCACCCTGGTGATCCGCCGCCAGGACGTGACCAGCTATCGTTTCCAGGACAAGGTGCGTGGAGTGGTGGCGGCGGCCACGGCCTCCTACCACGACCCCAAGACCAAGCAGGTCAAGAAGGCCACGGTGAAGGACGTCGAGGCCAAGGGCAACCAGCATAGTGCCGATGAGCTGAAGCTCAACGTGCGAGCCGAGAATGAACAGCAGGCGCGGCTCAAGGCCGACGCGGCGCTGGACAGGGCCAACGAAGACCAGACCGGCGCAACCCTGGCCATGCCCGGCCAGGTGAAGCTGATGTCCGGGGTGAATGTGCGGCTGGAGGGCTTCGGCAAGATGGATGGCAAGTACACCATCACGCAGGCACGGCATCGCGTGTCTCGCAGCTCCGGTTATGGCACCGAAGTCGATCTCAAGCGCGTGCGCGACCCGAAGCAAGGAGCGACGGCATGAACATGGCCACTGGCGGCGCGCGCTACAAGCAGGGCATCGTGGCCGAGTCCCGACCGGGATTTGCCCGCGTGCGTTTCGATGACGTGGACGGCCTGGTCACGGCCTGGCTTCCTCTACTGCATCCCAAGACCCTCGCCGACAAGGTGGTGTGGACGCTAGACGTGGGCGAGCATGTCGGCTGCATCCTGGATGAGTTTATGGAGGACGGCTGCATCCTCGGCGCGATCTACTCCGACGCCGACGCGCCGCCGGTGAGCAGCCCGGACAAGTTCCGGCTCCAGTTCAAGGATGGCGGCTCGGTTGAGTACGACCGCAGCAACGGAGCCATGAACATCGTCTGCAAAGGTGTTGCAAATCTGGTCGCCGATGGTGACGTCACCGTGAAGGCACCCTCGGTTACGCTGGACACGCCGCAAACCACCTGCACCGGCCAGCTCACGGTCGAGGGGATGCTCACCTACAAGGGCGGCATGGCGGGTAGTGGCGGTAGCGGTGCGGCGGCCACCATCCAGGGCAATGTCCAGGTGGACGGCAACATCGACGCATCGGGCAGCATCATGGATGCCGGTGGTAACTCCAACCACCACTCGCACTGACCCGACCAGGCCCGGCAGAAACTAAAGCCCTTTAATCGCGGCAAAGGGCTGCGATGGCGACCATACGGGCATGGTTGCCATCGTCCCTGCTACTTCTCGCCCTGCATTCTTCCAGCCCGCTCTGTCGGGCGCGACTGCGGGCCACCCTTCCGGCCTTGCGAGTGATCGCCTGGGCGAAGTCGTGACGGGCGTGGCCGACATCAATCAGTGCATCTACATCATCCTGACCACGCCGAAAGGGAGCGACCCGCATCGCCCCACCTTTGGCAGCGAGCTGCACCTCTACCTCGACTATCCCATCGACAGCGCCCGTCCGCACTTCGTGCGTGAAGTGGTGGATGCGCTGGCGATATGGGAGCCACGCATCAAGGTGATGCGCGTGCCGGTCACGAAGGAAGGCGATGCGGGTTTGCTGGTCGGAGTCGAGTGGGTGTTCGCCGACAGCGTGGAAGCCGAAATGTTCTCCACGCGCGTGCCCATGAGGAAGGTGCTATGAGCCTGCTTGACCGACAACTGCCGGAGCCGGACTTCATCGAACGCGACCCTGCGAAGATCACGCGGGAGATGATTGCCACCTATGAGTCGCTCACCGGCAAGACGCTGTATCCGGCGCAGGTGGAACGCCTGCTGATCGACCTGATCGCGTACCGCGAGAGCCTGGTGCGCGAGGCGTTCCAGGACGGAGCAAAGCTCAACCTGGTGCGCTACAGCCGGGGCGTGATTCTGGACAACATCGGCGAGAACGTGGGCGTGGAGCGTGTTGCGGCGGTCGCTGCCAGCGTGAAGTTGCGCTTCACCTTCTCGCCTGCGCCGAACACCGCCACCGTGCTGCCGCAGGGCACCGAGGTGGAGGGCGGCGGCGTGTCCTTCGCCACCGCGCAGGCCGTGAGCGTGGCCGCAGGCGCGGCGACGGTCGAAGTGCTGGCTACCTGCACCCAGGCGGGCGTGGTCGGCAATGGCTTCGTGCCTGGCCAGATCAAGACGTTGGTGGGAACGCCCTCGGGCCTGATCGTGGCCAGTGTCGAGAACATCACCACCTCGGAGGGCGGCGCGGACGAGGAAAGCGACGAGCGCCTGCGGGAGCGCATTGTGGCCGCCCCGGAGACCTTCAGCGTTGCCGGTTCGGTGGAGGCGTACCGCTTTCATGCCATGTCGGCCCACCCTGACATTGTGGATGTGGCCGTCATCTCGCACATCCCCGGCGACGTGACGCTGTATCCGCTGATCAGCTCCGGCCTGCCGGGCGAGGCCATCAAGGCGGCCGTTCTGGCGACGTGCAGCGGCGAAAAGGTGCGCCCGCTTAACGACCAGGTCATGGTCGCCGACCCGGTGCCGGTGGACTACGCCATCGACGTGCGCGTGGTGCTGACCCGCACGGCCGACGCGGCACTGGCCCAGGCGCAGGTCGAGCAGGCAGCGCTGGACTTCCGCGACAACCGGGTGCAGTTCGGCGCATCCATCGTGCGCTCGCAGCTCATCGACGCGCTGCACGTCTATGGGGTGTATTCCGTCACGCCCGTGCAGCCTGCGGCCGACCTCGACCTGGAGAAATGGGAGTGGCCGCGCTGCACCAGCATCAAGGTCACGGTGACGGGAGTGGCGCATGGCTGACTTCGAGAAGCCTTCCCTGCTGCCGCCCGCGCTCGCGGTCGATCTTTCCATGCGGGCGCTAGAAGTGCTGATCGCGCGCCTGGTCGAACTCGACCTGGCTCCCACGCTTATCTATGACTTCGAGCACGTCACCGAGTCGGCACTGCCGCACCTGGGCGAGCAGTTTCACGTCATGGGCGCGGAGGGCTGGAGGCTGTCCACCACGCCGGAGCAACGGCGTGCGCTGCTGGCGCGCGCCGTGGCGCTGCACCGGCATAAGGGCACGCCCTGGAGCATCCGCGAGGCGATCAAGTCGCTGTGCTTCAATGATCTGGAGATCGAGGAGCGCCTGCCGTCAAACCGCTATGACGGCGCGATCACGTTCAGCGGCGCGGAAGCCTACGCCGCCTATGGCTGGGCGCAGTTCCGTGTCATCGCCGACGCGGGCGACGAGCAGCCCATCACCTCGGCGCAGACCGCGCTCATCGTCGAGACCGTAAACGCCTGGAAACCAGCCCGCAGCCACCTGGTGGACGTGCGCTACCGCGCCAGCGAGACCGAGCGTGTGGACGTGGCAGAGGTCGAGCAGCACCAGGGCGTCATGACCCATGACGACCAGCACCGATGGGGAAAGCACTTTTATGACGGCGCGCTGGCCTACGACCAGGGCGCTACCCACCTCTGGAACGGTGCGCTGCGCTTCAACGGCGCGGCCTTGCACAACGGCTTTTCGGCCACGGCCGAGGGTGCCCGCTACGAGGGTGAGCGCGAGGAAGAAATCCTGGAAGCCACGCTCGGCTTCTTCGACCAGCAGACACGCTGCCCGGTATTCGCGGGCGAGCTGGACTACAGCGGCATGGCCGACTTCGGGGCATCGGCTCCGGTGGCCGAGGACTTGCCCATGCCCATCACGTTGCGCCGCCACCGGCGCTTCGACGGCCGCCTGGCCTACAGCGCCCACCGTTTCGATGGTTCGGAGCGGTACGCCGGGCATTTCACCCACTTCGGCAACTCGGCGTACAGCGGCGACGTTGTCACCCTGTTGGAGGCGTAATGGAAATAAAGATCAAGGAAGGCATTCCGCTGGCCGGGTACTTCCACGTTGACGTGTACCGCTCCGGTGTCCTGGTCGCGGTCATCGACGAGGAGAACCTCATCGTCAATGGTGCCAAGAACCAGCTCGCCCGCCTGATCGGCGGCGCGGGCACGAACCGGCATATCACGCAGATCGGTTTCGGCATCGGCCAGACCGTCGCCGCGCCGGGCCAGACGGCGCTGACCTCGCCCTACATCAAGGCAATCGGCAGCGTGGAGTACCCCGCGACCGGCCAGGTGCGCTTCAACTGGAGCCTGTCCACGGCGGAGCTGAACGGCGTGGCCATCACCGAGTTCGGGCTGATCTGCGCGGACGGCACGTTGTTCTCGCGCAAGCAGCGCAAACCCATCGAGAAGGAGTCCGACCTGTCGCTGACCGGCTCCTGGACGATTCTTTTCTAAGGAGACCGATTCATGGCAAACGTGACTGAAACCTCGACCTGGGAAGGCGGCATCTACCAGATCGAAACCACCGACCCCGTGCTGGGCGGCCCCAATGGCATCGCCAACGTGCAGGCCAAGCAGCTCGCCAACCGCACCAAGTTCCTCAAGGAGCGTGCCGACCAGGTCGATGCGGCCAAGGGCGGCCGCGCCAACCTGAAGGAGCGCCTGGACGCCATTGAAGCGGCCACCGAGGCGCTCGGGCCGGATGCCCAGGACGCAACCCTGGCCGCCATCAAGTTCGCCATTGACCAGGCGAATGTGGCCAATCAGGGCGTGCGCGCGCTGCACCAATTCGCGCAGCAGGAAGGCGTGCTGGAGATCAGCAACCGGGGCGTGGTCAGCGGCTGCACCGTGACGAAGTCCACCACGGCCGCGCGCAACCTGCACATCTCGACAGGTACCTGCTTTGCACAGGGCCGCAAGTTCGCGGTGGCGGACGGTAACAACGCTGCCTCGGTGCCCAGCAATACCGGCTCGGGTGCCGTGACGGTGTTCGCCTATCTGTTCCAGGATGCCAGCGGCCTGTGGCGGCTGGCCGTGACGTCCATTGGTCAGGCCGTGCCGGACGGGTGCATCCGCCTCTACAACCTCACTGTGCCCGCCGGATCGACGGATGCCACTGACCCCAACCTGGCGGCCGTCACGCTCACGGACGTGCGCCGCGTCGAGGCCGGGTTTCCGATCTTGCTGGACAACCCTGCCTCGGCATCGCCGCAGCTCGCGGCGCTGCCGGATTCGGCCTACCACGTCACCTTTGACGTGCTCTCGGCCAGCGGTGCGCCCGCCGAGGCCAAGAGCCTGGTGGTGGCCAGCCGTGCCCGAAACGGTTTCACCGTGCGGCTTGCTGCCGCTGCCGACAACGTGGTGGCCCGCTGGCGGGTCAGCCGCCTCAACGCCTAAACCCCTGAAAGGAGATCATCCATGCCGCAAATCATCTTGAAGCAGTCGGGCCAGAACTCGGCCGACTTCTCCACCAACGGTGCCGTTATCACGGTCGCCGGTGTCGCCGTCAACTGCGAGGCCCGCGAGGAGGACGTCACGCAGATCATCGAAATTCGCCAGCACGACGGCGTAGCTCAGGAGGGCGGTGAAGGCGCGTTCCTGGCGCAGATCGAAATCCCCGCCCGCCGATACGTCGATGAGGAAGGCCCGCTCGGCGAGGACGAGCAGCCGACCATCGTGCGCAGCCCCGTGCCGTTCGACCCCAATCGCGTCGCGCTGACGCTGTGGCCCACCAACTAATCCAGGAGCATCATTACCATGACCATCTTCATCAAAGACGACCTTCGTGCCTCGGTGGAAGCGGCCACCGGCGGCCTCGTTACCGTGCTCTACACTGCGGCCGGTCACCCGAGCTACATGAACGTCATCCCCAAGTTCAACCTCCAGGACATCGACGCATCGCTGGGCACTGGTGTGCATCCGGCCTTCATCGTCAACGGCGTGGAGAAAAGCGAATTGTTCATCGGCCAGCATGTCGGCTGCGTCAAAGACAGCAACCTGTTGTCCTTCCCCGGCGCGGTGCCGCAGGTCAGCGCCAACTTCGACACCTTCAGGACGTGGGCAGCGAACAACGGCCCAGGCTGGCACATGATGACCAACGCAGAATGGGCCGCCATCGCCCTCTGGTGCTGGAAGAACGGCACGATGCCGCGTGGCAACAACCAGTACGGCTGCGACATCGGATCGCCGTGGGAAACGGCTCGGCGTGTCGATGGGGGCAATATTGGCGAGGCTGTTGGGAACGGACGCACTTACACCGGCTCCGGCCCTGCTTCGTGGCGTCACAACGGCCAGGCCAGCGGTATCGCTGACCTCAACGGCAACGTGTGGGAATGGTCTGCTGGTTTGCGCCTCAACAACGGAGAAATCCAGGTGCTGGCCAATAACGATGCAGCCGACAACACCAAAGACCAGAGCCGTACATCGACGCTCTGGAAGGCCATCAAGGCGTCGGATGGTTCGCTCGTTGCGCCGGGTACGGCGGGCACTTTGAAGTATGACGCTTCGGGTGCCAATGGCACGGGGGGCAATGTGCTGTCCGACACCGTGACCAACCGCTCTGGCAACGTGGACGAAGATGACCATGTGAATGGCACCAGTCAGGTGTTTGAGAGCATGGGTCTGAAGAACGGCCTGACGGTACCTGCTATTGCCAAGGCTCTGTGCCTTTATCCGGCTGTGGAGGGCTTGGGTGCTGACAATTTCTGGATGCGCAACCACGGTGAACGTCTGCCTCTGGCCGGTGGCGCCTATTACTTTGGTGCCTCGGCTGGGGTGTTCGCGCGCTTTCTCGACGCTGCACGGACGTATGTTAGCTGCGACGTCGGCGCTCGCCCGGCCTATGTTCTTTGA